CAAAACTTTTTCTTGCTGCAAGAGTTTCAATTAATACATGCAACCCTACCATTTCAAGACCGCCTTCAAAAGCACCGCCCGCAATACCTATAGCCCTTGCTTTTATCGGTGAAAAACCCCTATCAATACCTTCTTCATACAAACTCTGATACTGATACATACCAAACATTTCAGCAGCTGCCGCCGGACTTTTTGTTATAGCAGCAATACCTATCGCATACATCAAACTTGCACCGCCGCCAACCAAATCATAAACAAATCCGTCTTTATCTGTTTTACCTATACCGGTATATTGCAAAAATCTTTCTGTTTTATCTTTAAACTCTTGTGTCTGTCTGTCAATTCTGTTATAAAAATCTGTATATTTTTGTTTTATATCGTCACTAAAATCTTCTCCGCCGGTCAAAGTGCTGCCCAAATTAACTATCTTATCAAGTTGCTCATCTTTGTAAGCTTTAAAATACATATAGTTCTGTCCGAAAAATCTTGTCATAGCACTTGCAAAATCAACAGTACTTCCGGCAAAACCTCTAACACCTTCCAAAGCAACATCTTCGCCGCTTTTACCGGTAAACATACCAATAGTATTTGCAGCACTTTGTATCAAGTTCGGAGCTTGCACAACATACTTTAAAGCATTTTTAACAATATCTTTTTTATTTGTAGCAAGTTTAGATAACCCAAAATAATTATCTTTTTTCTTCTCATCATCAACAACATCCGCTTCATACTCAATTTCGTTAGGTCTTTGTGCGGTAGTATTTATTTCGTTATTATTAGCATTTCCGGCAACAAAATAACTTCTTCTTTCCGGCTGCACGAATTTCGGCTTATCCACATCAACATATTGTGGCTCTATCTTCTGATCCGCAACATTTTCATCTATATCTTGTGTTTTATCCAATCCTATACTTTTCAATACTTCTTGCGGATCAAACTCTTTTCCGGTATTAACTCTTGTGTTGTTCTTGATATTGTTAAAAATTTCTTCGCTGTTCATTACCTTACCTCATCAATAATATTACCGTTTTTATCTGTAAGCTTTATTACACCGTTACGGTCAATAACATAATTTCCGTACCCTATAGATTTTTTTCCAATATTACTGTTAGCTTTAGGATTATTTGTATCGTACATATTGCCGTCACCAACAACAGCACCGTACTCTTTTTCCGGTACATTAAATCTATTATTTATCATCCAATTAAACACTTGCTGTGTTATCTTATCTATCTTTTCTTTATCGTTTATATAATAAGATTTCAAATCTATTCCGGCAGCCATAGCTGTTTTATACACATGCTCAAACATTTCGCCCTTATCCGTAACGGAAATTTTGTCTAAATTAAAATTGTTTCTGTTTGTTTTATTTTTTAAAACTTTCAAAATACTGTCTGCAATATACTCGCTTGCAGTCGTATCGCCGCCTATCCCGCTACCTCTCAAAATTCCGCCGATAGTAGTTTGTCCGGCAACATCCGTATCCCTTAATCTAACTTTTTTATCTACCATAGATCCCAGCTTAACTCTTAAAGCACTTCTCATTTTAATTACATCTTTTTGATGTACATAATAACTACCGTCTTTTATACCTTCATCAATATCGTTTATAGTTTCAACAATATCTTCAACTTTATTATCTTGTTTTTTATTTGTTACTTCATACTCTCCTTTTTTCTTGTTAAAATTTATTCCCATCAATTTGATTTTTTCATCTAAATCAGCAAATTTATCTTGATTGATTTGTGCATAATCAGTATTTTGCTCTTTTAACATACTTGAAGCATACGATTTAAATGCTTGAAATTGCTCTTGTGTTATATTTTCTTGTTTCACTATATCGTCAACATTTTTAATACAATCTTGCATAAATTGATAAGCTTTATCATATCCTTCGTTTTGATAAAAATAATTAAACTGTTCTTTTAACTTATTTATTTTTTTATCATTATAAGTATTTAACTGAGCTTCGTACTTCTCTTTTGCTTGCTCAATATACTGTTGTCTTTGCACCGGAGTTAATCCGTCATAATAAGTAGGTTTGTCGTTTTCAATTTTTCCTTCCGGATCTTTCGTTACAGCTTTCAATTTATTTAAAGTTTCTCCCGGATTACTGTTTATATCTCTTACAACTTCCGCATTAGCAAGTTTTACATTAAATCTGTTAGTAAGAGCTTCCTTCTGTTCCGGAGTTAAAAATCTGCTGTCAATATCAATCTTTGCTTGATTAACAAAATCTTCCCTTCTGTTTGGATCTATAGAAGCAAGTGTTGCATAATTATCAACTGTACCCTGCATACTTTCATAATTTTGTTTTTGCAAAGTTTTTGCCCAAATACTTTTATATCCTAAATTAGATAACTCTTTATAATTTCTGCCTTTCGTATTGCTCCACTTCTGATACCCTTTCTCACCTAACATACTTGTACCTAAACTGTCTATATCACTGTTATACTTTGCAATAGCATTATCAAAATCCGTTTGATTATTTATTTTTTCAAGTTCACTGTTAAACTGTGCTTGTTTCAGTTTAAGATCACTTTCAAACTGATCTTGTTTAGCTTTCTCATTTTCAAGCTGTATTCTCTTATATTGCATATCTAACCTATTCATAATATTAGCAGTATCATTTAACGGCTCTAACGGATTATTAACCCTTCCGGCTTGTGCAATAGGCTTTGTTTTACCATCCGGCAAAATAGTACTTTTATAAATATCTACCATAATAACCCCTTATATAACTATTGATAAGTTTGCATTTCAGCAACAATACACAATATACAAGCACTTAACGGCTTATCACTTGTAAAAAAGATTGTCATTTTTCTTGAATAATCTGAAGGTAAATGTATCTCATAATCATCATCTGTTAAATCACTCTCATTAGCAATTACATCATACTGATTACCGCCGGTAGCTTTAGCTTTAATATATCTTGTATTTATGCATCTTGCTATCAGTTTAGATACTCTTTGCGGTAAAGCTTGTGCTGTACCGTCATTAGCACCTATATTAAAAAACAAAGTTTCAATTAACCAATCATAACCTATACCAACAACAACAATTTTTCCTGCTTCATCTAAAGTTATTGTTCCATCAACAACTGTTTTATCTGTTTGCACTTTACCGTCAACAACAACTTTTACCGTTTTTCCTTCCAAAAAATAAAGTCCGCTAACTTCTTCAACATTATTTTCAAACTCAAACAATTTTGCACAATCACAAAATACACCATGCTTATTTTTATAATCATCCGATACATTTTCTTGAGGCAATCCCCAACTTAACCTTTCTGTATAATATACAGTTTGTCCTGCAACAACTCTTTCTACTACCATCCATAAATCATCGTAATTTCCGTTAGATTCCGGTATTACAGTTAAGCTTATCACTTTGCCACCAACATCATGTCTTGCACCTGCACAAACTTTATTATCTGCGTCATAACTTATACTCTTTAAAACACCTTCTCTATCCGCAAACCAAATAGTTTTATATGGCTCTTTAGTGTATGCCCAACACTTTACTCCATCATGCAATAAATGCTCAAACATAACAGATATATTTGTTGGTCTAAACGAATCTCTCTCTGCAATATAAGTAAAATTAGCAATTTGTTTTTCGTTATTGCTTACAAAGAAAAGTTCATCTAAAATCTGTAACGGCTCAATCGCTGCAGATCCTAAAGATGATACTTTTAAACACATAACATTTGTCGGTGATAACACTTCAGCAATTGTTTGCTCACCAAAAACAAATTCTTCACAAGCAGTACCAATATAAAGCTTATTTAAAGCATGCATCCACAACACAGAGCTTTCTTGTTGTCCTTGCAACAATACAGTTATTGCATTTTCCGCAAGGATATCGCCAAAACTGTTATCACTAAAATTATTATAATCTCCAGCACAACTTGTGCAAATTTTCGTACCGTTAGCCGTAGATATAGAAAAAACGAATCTTTCTTTAAACAAAGCACAACAATTTGGATATATACCGTTACCTACAATACCTAACTCCCATAGATAAGTACCATAAGTGAAATCAGGAAAATACCCATCTGCATTAACTTTAATTTGAGATTGACTTACAAATTCAAGGATAGTACCTACACCATATCCACTATGAAGATACAACCATGTTACTCCACCATCGCTAACACTTCCCGAAGTATGAACAGGCTTTACTTGTCCGGTTGTTCCTCCAGATACAGCTTTATAATAATTGTTTCCACTTTTACGTATGTTACCTATAGAGATACTTTTACCCGTTTCCCACATATGAGTATTTGTATCTGTATAATTTAATCTTATTAATTTACCTACCATATCTTCAGAAAACACATTAACAGGAGTAGAACTTGCAGAAAAAGTAGCACTGCTGTCATATTCTCTTACATATTCTATTTGGCTTGCATAATGACTCATAAACTCGTATCTTAATAATCGCAAAACTTTTCCATTATAAGAAGTTCCAGCACTTGTTTTTACTGTTATATTAATAGTATTTCCCGAATAAGTTACAATAAAATTTGTTCCGTCTGATGTTCCTAACAAAGCATTAACAGCTTCTTGAATAGAAGGAAAATGATCTAATGTTGCAAAATAAATACTATTACCATCTAGATACCAAGCAAGCAAATTTTTAAAAGAAGCAGTAGTAACATCTCCAGCATTATTATTCATAGTTAAACTGCTTGAATTATTAACGGCATTAATAGTAATAAGACCTTCGGTCTGAGTAGAAACTAAAGTTTTATTTTTATCTGTATTAGTATCTCCAAACGGACCACCAACCAAAGTAAAATCTTCTATTATCCAATTAGCATCACCATATCGCTTTAATACTTGTATTGGATAATCCTCATGACAAATATACAACACATCCACATTTTGCATATAATTTATTCTTATTTTACCTTCATCGTCAATCAAATCACTAATACTATATGGACTTGATACTTCGTACGGATCTCCATTTCCATCCACAACCAACTGTCTGTTTTTATAAAATCTTATTACGTTGTTTCCAAACTCTAAAACATAATTAATTAACTTATTTACTTTAAACGGAACTAACACTCTTTTTGTGTTTATATTATTATAAATATAACTATTAACAACATTTACATCATCACCACCGCTACAAAGTACAATTTCACCGTTAGTAAAATTTATTTTATAATCCAAACAATCTACGACAAAATCAAGCATAAATGTTGTGCTTCTATAAACACAAATACTTTTAGTACTGCCGACACACAACAATCGGTTATTTACATATATAACATTATTGATTCCATAATCACTATCACACTGTGCAAATATTTTTTGTTCTACAAATTCTCCGTTATCATTATATATTTCACCACAAACACAATATTTACTATCAATTTCTTTATAAACATAAATACAAATATTATTATCTTGTAATCTTGCACCTACAACAAAACCTGCAACAACTCCTAAACTTATAACATTTCCATTGTTATACCAAAATAAATTTTGCTCATTTCGCAAAACAAAATTGTTGTTATCAATATAAAATCCAGCAAAATCTGTTGTTACATTATCACTTACATCATAAGTATCTTCTACAACATATGTTCCGGCAACTTGTATTCTTAAAAATCTTAATTTTTGCCCGTCAAAAGTTGCTATTTGTCCTCTATTGACTATAGATGTTTGGTTTGTTATAGCAATTATATCAAAGAATATTTCCGGATTTTTATCGTCATTTAATACATATGTATCAATATTATCCCAATCTGCATTAGACGGAATACAAGTATAACTTTTTTCGGCTGTAGATACTCTATAACTATTTCTATCCGAAAACCACAAGCTTTGCCCTATATTAGTAATATTTCCAATACTAACTCCCGAAAACAAAAGTTGTTTAATAACAATATTTGTAAAATTAAAATCACATCTTACAATATATCCGTTATCACATCCGAACACATAACGATTAAAATTATAATCTATACTTACACAATTTATATCTGTTGCACCGGTAACACTTTGTACAGATTCAAAAAAATGTTTTATATTATCATTAACAAAAACAGTACCGCCTCTGTTCATGGCACTGCCGTAAATCGTAGGCAACACATTTTTTAACTGTTTATTGCTTGCAACAAAATTTTCCAAATCAACTCTACCAAAAAGCTGTTTAGATATTTCTCCACCGTTAAAACTTGTTTTAATTGCTCTAAGTCTTGCCATTTATGATATATCCTTTACAACCAAAGTCTACTTGCTCTAAAATAATTTTTAGTGCCGGGCATACCTATATTCAAATCTTTAGCATAAGAAGGAGTTGCTAAATCTTTACTTAAATTGCTTACAGTAATATTATCAGTATTACCACTTTTAATATTTGTTCCTGCCAAAATGCTGTTGCCAATATTTAATCCACCCATCAACAAAGCATTAGCTGCATTAGCTTTAGCAACTCCTGCTTCATATTTAAACATCTTGGATTTATTTAAAAAGTCTGTGGCTTGTGTAGAATAGTTGTATGCTAACATGCTCAAATCTTTATCTAAATTATAAACACTTTTAGCAACAGCTCTATCTCCGGTAGTTCCTGCACCGCCTGCACCGCTTTGCAAATTTCTAACATACTGATTACTTATATATTTTTTACCTTCCAACAATTTAGCATCTTGAGCATAATTACTTTGTAACAAAACATTTTGTGCATTATTGGAAGAAATATCGGCATTAATATCAGCTGCTTTAGCTTGTGCTTGATAATTCTGATAACTGTTAGCTGCTTGTGTTGCAGCACTAACAATACTTATAATCGTTGAAGCTGCTGCCATACCCGCCATAATATAACCCCCTTACCAAACTCTTGCTCTTTCCATAATACCGCTACCCAACGAAGCATTAGGCAACTGTATTGCATTAACTCTTTTAGCATCTTTAACAGCCAAAAGATACTCGTTCAACCATGTTTGTTTTTTCTGATCATCTTGTGTCAACACATCCGCCAACTCGTAAGCTAATCTACAGCACAAACAATTTACAAACCCATAATCAAAATCACTTTCTTCAACTTCTGCCGTATAATAAATAACGATACTGTTTTTATTGCAATACACTTTTCTGCCGACAACATCATACTGCTCATAAGCACCGTACTGATACGGATAAGTGCTGAGTGCATTAAACCCTTCTATTTCCAAAAGCAACAACAAATCAGAAGGCAAATCAAACTCTCTTGATAATCTACCTTCTATTGTTTTACCAATCTCAAAATCCGTACCGGCAACAAGTTCAGTATCACCTATAACAATCTTATCACCGACATCAGCATTAGCATAAAATGTTATTGTTGCACTTGCTTTGGTATCGGCACTACCACCTACCAAAGTTGTAGAACTGCACACAATCTTACAGTTATTAGTTTTAATTGCAATATCGTTACCGCTTTCACCAACCGCAGCTGCTGTTATTGTCAATACATTTTCATCGTAGGTCAACACAACATCATCCACAGTTACACTTGCAACATTTTGCACTGTTTCCAAAATATCGTTAGCATATATCACAGCTTTAGCTTTAGCAAAAATCCAATTATGTTTTTGCAATTCTTCTTTAACTATATCGTCATAAATAGTACTTAACACTCTTACCGGCTTTGAATCATCTGTTATAGCAGATATTGTTTCACTGCCGACTTTTATCAATGTTTTGTTAAAAATTTGTAATTTAGTTGCCATTTTTTTACCCTTTTATAGAATTGTTTTGTTGCTGTTGTAACTGTTCTTGCTTAATAATATTGCTCAATTCTTCTTCAGTCATATTAATTTTTCCTAAAATATGAGAAACAACTTGCCTTCTTCCGATATACATCCAAACTTCTGCACTGTTTTTGTTATACGGTTTAGCAACTTTAACCGTAGGATCTACCGGAGCAATTCTACCCAAATCACACAACACTGCTTTAACATCCGGATTATCTTTTTTAAATACTCTCTGATAAGCATGTACCCTTGAAACAAACCTTTGTGCAAAAGACATAAAACTCATTTTTACCACCTTTTATATTTAAATCAATTTAACACCGCTTTGAGCTTCAACACCGGCTTTAGCTAAATCGTTTGCACTTTTAGCAATAGTAGGCATAGCTTTAAGCATTTGTTCTGCTTGTGCAGCTTCAATCTGTTGTTGTTCGTTTTGTTTTATTTGTTCATCGTTATAAAGTGCTTTTGAAGGCACTCCGATACTCTTTGCTATAATTTTTGCTGTTTCGGTAGGATTAATAACATTAAGCATAGAAGGAAACACTTGTGCATATCCCGACACAGTTTCCAAATATCTGTTTAACTTAATAGCTTCTTCACTTTTTTGAGCTTCATCAAGAGGACTCTCAAACTCTATAGTAAGTTTATTCTTACTTCTTATAAGTTCGTTTCTTAAATCTTGTGGCATTTCCGGTAACCTTCCGGCTCTGTCGTGTATATCAAACTCTCTCATACAACAAACAGCAGCCCACTCTTGATATATTCTTGTCGCCATCGGCGCAAGAAGTATTGCTTGTTCTTGCTTTTTAACCATAACTTCGGTAGCTGTTTTAGCGGAAGGATCATTAATCAAGATCTCAAGTAAATTAATACAAAATCCGTCTGCAATATTTTGCTTCAACTCTTGTCTTAACACTTCCATAGCTCTTAAATCCATATTTCTTTGCATGGTAGCTGCAGAAGGTCTGCCTTGCTCATCTAATCCGCCATGTATAACAGATCCGGCTGCACCCAACTGACTTAAATTTACAACCGCATCTTCTCTTACCAACAACTCCGGATCAGCTTGCATTTCAGCAGCTCTCATTGTTATTCTCATCGCAGCATTTAAGGTTTTTTGGTCTGCCAAACATTTCATAGCCGGACCATACCCGTACACTTTTTCTGTAGGAAATACCTCAACTCTTGCCATACAGTAAGGCATTGTATGATACCCGCCAACATTTACTATCTCACAAGTATCTGCACAAAGATAATAAGAAGAATATCTCATACTGAGATTATCTTCTTTATTAACATCAAACTTTTCATTAGGACAAACATAATGCAAAAATTCGTACTTCATGTTACAATCTTTGCTTTCTTTTATTTTCTTCGGACACTTATCTCCAAACAGTTCTTCAGCTTGTTTTTTATCAAGTTTAAATTTTCTTATAAAAGTATCTTTCTCTCCGTAAGCATTAGTTTTAGCCCAAACTTCACTCATCGGAAAAGTTCTGTAATAAATACCTTCCGGTCTGTTATCCACAAAAAACGGCATCTGCCCGAACATACCCGCACCGCTAAACATCGTGTCAACCGCACTGTCAAATCCGCTTTTATTTGTGTAACGATACTTAGATATAATAGAAGTTACTTCATCAAAATAATCTTGAAAATAAAAAGTTAAATCCGGATCAGTCGTACAAAACTTTGCCCACTGACGAGTACGAGGACAAATAATACTTTTCATAATAGAAGCAAACTTAGGCAAAGCTCTTGCAGCAGTACTATCAAATTTTTGTTGCTCAAGATTAATAAAATTTAAAACTTTAGTAACAAAAGTAGCTTGTCCGGGGTCAATTCTCTGTGCAATCTCTTGCCACACAAAATCAAATCTGCTTCTTACAAGCTTCATACTTTCAAATTCTTTAATTATTTGTTCGGCTTTTTTCATATTTTTTTATCCTCGTATGCAGTAGGTATATTCGGTGATATATACCTACTGCAAGGTTTAACTAATGTATGGCAGAATTAGTTATTAACAGCAAACAACATTGTTACTTTCAATGTTCCCGATCCGGGAAGCGCAGCAGTTCCTACAGTGATAAATATTTCTTCGTCAGCTGCAAGTGCTGCCATAGCAGCAGCATTTCCAAACAATGTTGGAGTATTTGTAGCTGTAAATACAGCAGCTGCTTTATACTTATCGTCATCATCCTTGTTACCGATTTTAACGGTTGCTGTAGATAAAGAAGTATCAGTTGTTATGATACCGGCAACAAACTTTTCACCTTGTCTTGCTTTGGCAATAACGATAGTATCGCCGGAAGCTTGAGCAGCTAAATCTATTGTTGCCTGATAAGCTTTTGTTTTTCCGTCAATAACGGAAGTATTGATTAAAGCTTGTTGCAATTCGTTACTATATGTTTTAGTCATTTTTTATTCTCCTTAAAAAGATGTGCGGTTTTTCTTATATTAACGGTTAGCAAAAGCCGCAAAAAACCTAAACCGTTAGCTTTGTTTTTTTATTAAGCTTCTGTACACTCAATAGATACACAACCTTTTTCGTCTAATCTTGTAGCACCGATTGTATGTTCCATATATAAATACGGTTTAGATTGTTTATCTTTTCTTGATGAGAAATCTATAAGCATTGTTGCCCACTCACCCAAAGCCATGCAGCTTTTTACAAATACGGGAATAGATCTCGTAGATCCGGACAAAGGCAACTTTTCTTTATGTACAAAATCAAAACCTAACCATGATTTTAATTTGCCATCTTCAAGAATTGGCTTACCCCACTGTATATTGTTGTACTTTGCATCGTTCAACAAATCAGCTTCTTGTTTAGCGGTAACAACACATACCGGTCTTTCACTTTCCAAATCAATTTCGTTAGCTAAAAGAATTGTTCTTGCTTTAATTAATTTTTCTGTTGAAAGTCCTGCACCGCCTGCAGCAATAACATTTCCTACTGCAAAAGATGTAGTTGTTTCACCATACTGTCCGGTTTTGTTTGTACCGAAGAAAGCTTCAACGATAAGATCATCTTCGTTTCTTCCGAAAGCTTTTTTAGCTGCCAAAGCATACATGTTGTTAGGATCACCCATTGTTCTAATCTTGTCTAATCTGTCAAACAAGTGTCCCCAATTGTATGTTCTCGGAACATACCATCTTCTTGCTGTGGTAACTTCATCTTCCGGACTATCTCCGTTTTTAACTGTAACTTCGTGTACTTCTGTAATACCTATTTGGTTGGCTGCAACAGCACTTTCACCTACAATACCGCCTTCTACTGTTACATAAGGTCTTAATTTAGATCCTTTATCTTGAGGAAGGATTTGGTACATGTCTGTAAATTTTTTGCAATACAACACGTACTCTGGACCGGTTAAAAATAATTCTGGCATTTTCTTTCTCCTTGTAAATAAATTTTTGTATGATTTATTTTTTTCAAGGTTGCCCGCCGAAACGGACCAATTCAAAAATCAGCTCATTAACTAAGCTGCGGCATTTAGCCGGTCAGATATTCTTTCATACCCGCCACAAGACCTTTTTCAAGGTTGCCTTGTATTTCCGTCTATAAATAGTGCATAATGCACTTTATTTTCAAAAAACTATCCTTGCATATCACTTACGGCAATTTTAGAAAGCTCGTCATACTCTTGTATCGTAGCTTTATCACCGTTTGCCATCTTCTGTTGCCACTCTGCATTACTCTTTAACTGTTCAATCTTTTCTCTTGCTTGTTGCGGTGTTAAAGTAAATCTGCTTTGGTTGTTATCTCCCGCACCTCTTAAAGTATCTTCTCCAAACTTAGAAGCAAGATTTTTAAATATATTCATAACAGTTTTATAATCTGTAGCTTTTTGCAAAGCTTCAATCTGTTCCGGTGTTACTCCGGCAATTTTTGCCGCTTGCTTTGCTGCTTCCAGATTCTTATCGTAGTTGTTACCCCACTCTGTTTTAAGATCTTCTTCAGCTTTAATTGCTGCTTGTTCTGCAGCTTTAGTTTGCTCTATTTTTGCAGCTTCCAAAGTTTTATATATTGCAGCTGCTTGTTTTTGCGATAATCCCGCTTTAAACAATTCCGGAGCAATAGCTTTAGCTATAGCATCATCTTGCCCTTCTGCAATTTCAAACTTATAATCTTCTGCTTTATCCGGTCTGCCCAACTTTTTATAAAAAGCATTTACTTCGTCTGCATTGTTTTCATCCGGCATCTTTAAAATTTTATCTGCCGGTACTCCGGTAAACTTCTCTAAATTTCTGTAACCGGTTACAACATCTTCTACCGTCTTAAAACCTTTGTTGTTCACAAAAGCTGCAGCTTCTTCCGACAATCCTTCAAACACATTAACATTAGGATCTTGTGTTGTCATTTTTCTTTACCTCTTTACTTTGTTTTTTTACATCTTTAGTTATATTGTCTAATCTTGCCAACACTTCCTTAACTTCCAATCTCGGATATTCAATAAATAATTTGTAAAGTTCGTCTTTAATTTTGTTGTTTAAAGGTGTATTTTCCATTTTGCAGATCTCCTTTTTATTGTCCTAATAATGTTTTACTTGCAGACGGTTGTCCGGCAATAGCTGTAGTTGAAGCAGATTGTGAGTTACCGTAATAATCACCGGCAAGCATGTTACTTGCTCTGCCTTTTTTCTTTCTTAAAGCTTCAAGAGTTTTAGCTCTTGATGAGCTTTCATCAATAACTTTAGGAGCTTCTTTAACTTCAATTTTTGGCATAGAAGGTGTAAAAAAAATACCCGCCATAATTTTTACTCTCCCAAACAAAAAAAGCCCGCAAAACAATTTAAATTGTTTTTGCAAGCTTTTAAAATTTTATTTATAAAAAAAATTTGATCCACGATAAAACACCCTTTTCCGCAGATCAAAATCTATTAAAAACTTTTTAACTGACTATGTTATAAACAAATTATAATTTTTTGTCAAGTAGCTCAGCCACTTTTTATTACATCATTACCGGTCTTACACTGTTTTGTCGTATCTGCCTTAAACCACTTCTGTTATTTGCAGCTTCCATAACTGTTTGAGCTTTCACATCTCTTGCAAAAGTTAAAGCAAGTGCATCAGCCAATCCGGGAGATCTTCCTATCCTATCTTTAACATTAGCTTTATCTTCAAGCTGTATTATATCTTTCGGCAACTGTTTTATGTTTGTAAGCTCTTGCCTTAAATCGTGATTATCTTCCACATACCCTTTCACCGTCAACCAATCTTTCAACTTACAATACATTTCTGCTCTTTTATTTTTATATCTTTTGTTACCGGCAGCATCGTTAAATCCTACATCGTACACATTTTTATAACCTAATTGTCTTGCAAAATCTACCAAACTTCCGCCTTCTCCGCCACGATCCACAAATACCGCTGCCGGTTTATACTGTTGTATAAGTTCTGTCGTTATATCAAGCAATTGCGGAGCAGAAGTTTTTTGCACTACTCTCAAAATCTTACTGTACACACCTTGCCTTAAATACCATACCGCACTATCTCTGCCGTAACGAGCCGGATCTACTCCTATAATCTTCGGCATCAATCTATACTCATGCACACTGTAATTTCTCTCTTGTGCTGTTGTAACAATATCTCTTGATATTAAATTAAAATCATCCGCATTATTTATCGGATCACCTTCGTAAATATGATCATAATTTGCCGGATCATTTCTCAAACATCTTAACCTTTCTGCTTCAAGTGCTTCTGTCCAAAACGGATTATCATAATAATTCACTTTATCTATATACACATCGTCATCACCGCAACTTACAACGGTCCAAATAGGATCATCTTCTTCTAACCGGTTAAAACTAAACCACAACATAGATTCTGCTTTACGGATAGTCGGCAACAACACATCAAGCTGCTCTTTAGAAAAACTTTGTGCTTCATCTACCCAACACAAATCAAACCCCTCATAACTTTTTAATTGCTGTCCGGACTTTTTACCGCCCGTACCTCTCATACCCTTAAAAATAATTTCACTGCCGTTAACTGCATTAACAATTCTGTCACTGTAAATTATATAGTTGTTGGATAGCCCACTCTGATTAATCGCATCCACATACACCTGATAAGTACTATCTTCAATAGAGTTCTGAAACTCTCTTAAATTTAAAATTCTTTTTTTTGCTTTTGCAATATGTAAATAATACAAAACACATCGTGCCATACACTGAGTTTTTCCGCCACCCCTACCGCCGTAAAAAGCATATATTCTGTATCTAACGGTAGTATCTAACAGTATCTTAAACTTTTTAGTTATAAGTATTTTAGCTTTATCCATACTATTTACCGCCTTCAATCACTTTTATCGGCTCTGCTTTTCCGTCAACAACTTCCACTTGCAAGTTAACAAAATGCTGACTTGTATGTACTTCCGTATCAATTTTTGCAAGCCCTTTAATTTGTGCCAACACTTTAATTGCATTTATTCTGTCAGCCGTTTTGGCTGTTTTACTGCGGATAATATCCGCTAAATGTTTATGTATTTCAAGGTCGCTCATAATTATTTGGCTTGTAACAGCTTTATGCAAAAACTTTATTCTGTTCAACACATCACCGTCAGATAACAATCTGCTACCTCTTTCAGTACAACTCTTATCTTTAATATCTTTTTTTCCGGCATCTTTAAGAGCAAGTTTATAAGCTTGTGTTGCACTTTTACCTTGCACAATATACTGTGCAAAACTTTCATGCAAACTGTTTTTTAAAGGTGCATCCATATTAATAAAAAAATCAACATCAAACTCCATCTGCATATTAGGTATCGGCTCAACAACTTCCACCGGTAACAAAGTTTTCTCATCAATTTTAGTCATAACAATTCTCCTTCGCAGATTTTTATATTTTATTTTGCTGCATTATATTCCTGTTATCACACTCCTTTTGTGCTTCTTCTTTTGTTGCGAAACAATTTTCTTCGTAAGCCACAATATCTTGTTTGTAATCAAAATATCTAATTTCAACAGTTTCTTCTAAAATATATGTCCTTATTGCACTTATTCTTATTTCATCTTCCACTGTCCAAACTATCTTATCTTGTGTTACTCCCAAACCGTTACAATGTGGACAACAAAACTGCATATCTTTAATTCTAACCGTCTTTTTCCCTTCACAAATTTTACAAGTTTGTGCTTCGTAATTTTTATTAATTATACAAACAACATCTCCGATATTAAACTTCGTTCTTATTTCCATTTTACTCTCCTATATAATACGCATATCTATAATCTATAAACATAATAAAATCTTTATAAAACTTAATTCTCTTATCTGTTATCATTATTCTTCTCCTATAAGTGATTTGATAAATGACCAAATTTCATTTGGAGTTTTATTTTCTGCTATCTTAAGATAAGCATCAAACAATATGTTGCCTATGCTTGTAAATCTAACTCTATAAGTTACATACTTTTTTTGAATATCTATAAAATCTTTTTGAATATCTATTTCCCAAACATCTTTATTAAGTTTTAATTTTTCTATAAGTTCTTTTGTGAGTTGTTTCACATCTTCAAATGTTTCAGGCACTTTCTCTTTTGTATATTCTTTATCTTCTATACAACATCGCAAAAAATCATAAAGACTTTCACTACAAGTAGTGTCAGTGCAACCAATACAATAATAATCTTTATTTACATTTATTACGATTCTCTTTTTCATTTCTGCTCCTCCAACAATTCTTTGTTCTCGTAGATGTTGCCGATTACTTCCATTGAATCTCCGTCTAATTGTTGTTTTGCATAAAAGGTAAATGGTATTACACCGTCTAAGGTTTCAAGCCAAAACATCGCAGATTGTTCTCTCCAATAAACTTTAAGTATAAGACCAAATCTTGTTTTAAGAAGGTCTCCTTCGTAAATCAACTTCCCGTTTCTGTCTTTAAGTCCTGTGCATTGTTGAATTATATGAGTTTCTTCTTTTACTCTATGGAAATCGTCATATATCCGACCTTCATTATCAAGATACACTTTTCCTGTTTCCCATTGATTTTTATTTACACACCATATTCTAAACTTAAATCTTTCGTTCATTCTTCCACCCCCGCATCTAATAACTTTTCAACAACATCTAACATTATTTCTAAATCTTCTTTTATATCAATATATTTTTCTTTACTATCTTCTTTTTCTTCAAAATTCTTTATTACCCTATATGCAACATCTTGGAAATAAGACTTCTTGCTAATTTTTTCCATTATATCCATTACTCCACCCCCAAAAACTCTACTATTTCTTTGGCTTCCTTTAAACATCTTTCATACATAAATTCAATAGTCAATTTGCTTGGCTCTAAAAAATGTCCATACCACCTTTTCATTATAAAGCTTTGCAAACAACTTACTAAAAAAATATTTTTTACTCATTCTGCCTATAGAAATAAGTATATCGCCGGTATTTTTATTTGCTTCACGATCTTTAATGTAATTAGCAACAACTTCTATCATCATATCAGACTTACTTTTTATCATCTCTATTCCCCTATATTATTTATAATTCTCTACCAAATAATCCCATTTTATTGTCTTTAAATTGTTTGCTGTTTTTGTAAACATATCAACATCTTTTTCACTTTGTTCTATCCATTTAGGTATATCACACAATTTTATTAACGAGTGTTTTTCTTTCTGATATTCTTGTTTTAAATTATATGCAGCTGTTTTAAATTCTTGAAGTAACAAATACGGAATTTTGTCAATTTTATAATATATCTGATCTAATAATATAAACAATCGAGATATCCAATGATCAAATTTCATTATTGCTTCTTCTGTTACTTCATATTTTATGTTCGTAAAATCAAACAAAATATAACTTCGGTGAGCCAGAGAGAACATTATTTTAAAATTGTTAGCATCTTTGTTGCCGGATAAAACTCTAGCTACTTCGTGTTGTTGTATTTCAAAAGAAGTTCTTTCATCTTTGTAAATTACAAGATAGAATTTAGATAAACTACCAAATATCTTTTCTATATCGCACATCTTTAATACTTGTTTTGCTAAATCTTTTAATTGTTCTTCGTATTCACGAGCTACGCTTTGTTTATCCATTTTTACAATCTCCCTTCCAACCTAATATCCTTACCTTTCAACTCAATCACATTTATATACTTATCCGTATCAACACCGTTATCATGGCACATATATCCGGTACACATACCAATCACTCTGCTTTTAACTCTGTCATCTGCAATTTGCGATACGGAAATATTTGCCGTCACAAAAATCTTTTTACCAACTTTATTTTCAATTCGTTTCTGCAAAATACCGTACAAAATATCAATAGCATCATCTTTACTTCCAACACTTCCGAAATCATCAATAAACAAACAATCGCACTTACTGTACTCATCAAAAAAATCTTCTTTTTTAAGACCTTTTTCTTTATAATTTTTAAGTTCCGAAGAATATCTTAGAAGCTTCACACTTTTACCTTGTATAACACAATCTCTTAAAGCACTAACCAACAAATGAGTTTTACCTTGTCCGGCTGCACCGTAAAGATATACACCGGTATCATCTTCCACAAACCTTTTAGCAGCATTTAAAGCAATATCCATATTCTTCACATCTTTAATTCTTGCACTGTCAAAACTTGAAAAACTCATATCTTTATATCCTAATGGCAACAGATAATCTAAATACTTTAATCTTCTCTTATGAGTTTCCTTCTGATCTTGGCAACTGTTACACAGTATCTCTTTTTCGCCCGGCATATACTTTACTCTTGCACCGCACAACTCACACTTACCATCAACCAAAGTGTCAATATATTTATTTTTAATTCTCTGCATAACTTCCGTCAACTCTTGATTTTCCATAACACCCCCTAAGCTTTCACACCGACATCATAAACACTGCTGTTACTGTCAACAACATACCTTCCGCCGCCTTTTTGTTTTATCTCAAACAACCCGGTCCACCCGTTAGCAATAGTATTATCAACAATCTGCTTTGCAACATCCGCATCACCGTTGCACCACTTAACAAACCTGTTGTACGCAACCATCAAACTGTCATTACTTTTATACGTTTTTTTGTGATCGTTTTTTCTGTACTGAAGATATCTGAAAAATTCTTTATCGACTTCGTTTTTAATTTCAAAAGTTATTTGTTCTGTGGCCGGTTTTTTATTTTGTGGTTTTTCTTTTTTTATATTTTTTTTCTTTAATAAATTATTATTATTATTTATATTATTAATATTATTAAATAATTCTTTTTCTTTTGTGTCCTTTTCTTTTTCTTTACTTTGCCGATTGTCATTTTTTAACAAGCGGTTACTTTGTTGAAAAATCAACTCGTTTTGTTGTTGTTCCGTTTTTATACCGATTGTCATATTTTGACATACGGTACTTAAAATATATTGATATCCGGCAAACGCTCCATTGTTCCGGATTTCTTTACGAGATAAATATCCACAATCAATTAACTCTCTTAAATATTTTGAAATTGAGTGATCGCTTTTAATACCTAAAGTTTCTTTAAGCTCCGAATTATAAAAAGCCCAACAACCAACTTTACTCGCCAAATAACAATAAATTCTTACTGCGGTAGCACTTACTCTTGTATCAGTAATAATAATGCCTAAAATCATAATAAAATCAGTTCTAACAACAATACTGTTTCGTTTCATATCTTCAACTAAATCACACATTTGTTTGCTCCTTATATTTTATAGACAGTTCTCTCCTGTTACATAAAAAACATTGTCTTTTATTGACTTATTTTTACTCTTAAAACAACCTAAAAAATCAAACCGTTTTTAATTCTTTTTCATTATTCAAATCCTCTTATCTGTTCAAAAATATATTTCCCTATTTCCGGAAGAACGTAATTTCTTAATATCTGTCTAAATTGAATTTTATCAAACTCTTTGCGATACAATTTCAAATCAAGCTTATATTTTATTTGCAAAGCTTTTGTACTGTCTTTTATTGTCTTAAACAATTCTGTATTCAGATTGCTCGTTAGAATAAATTTATTACTCCAAAAATAATGCCTATCTATCTTAAAACTTGGCTCTATTAACGATTTATAATACGGTTTCACATTTTCAACAACCCAATTTCCGGAATAAAAATGCCGCAACAAAATTATTTCTTGATATAACTTCATATCCGGATAAACTATCTTTTCTAAATTATGATAATTAAACATCTGTAAATCGCTGTGTGTCTGACATGGCGGACTCGCCCAAATAAAATCAAACTCCCTAAAATGTTTTCTTAAATACTCATGAGCATCACCAACTATAACATTATCATTCGGGAAAAAATCTTTATAAATTTTTGCTATCTTTGGGTTTAACTCTACTGCCGTTATCTCGTGTTTATTTCCCCACAACTTACGATTTCCACCAATTCCACAATACAAATTTAATATTTTCATTTAATATTTTTCCTTTTTCTAATATGTATTCTCGGTAAAAAATTTATATAGATAAACCAATTTAACTTATTCATACTCCAACCTATCATCTTAGCTATATCTCTCAGCGGATACCTTTGAAAATTATCTAAATAAATCTTTTTTACTCGTTCTTCTTCCTTAGATCTCTTACTATCCAGACATACAGTTGTCGCAATCACCGGCTTATTTAATTTGAAACAAATCAAATCTACAACACCGTTCTCATCGTTAACAAACCTGCTGTTCGGACAATCTATACATTTCATTATCAGTTCTCCTTAAAAAGCTTCTGCAACTTTAAACCCACTCATTACAGTAGATTTCTTAAACTTCAAAGTTTTCGGCTGCACTGTATAATAAAGCTTCTTACCGTACTTATCTATCAAATCATTTACTTCTGCCGTTCTCTTAGCTATCATGTTTATATATTCTTCATCTCTCGGTACTCTTATGATCACCGGTCTTTCCATAGTTGAATAATTTACATAGTCGCACCACTTTCTTTTGCATACCCACAAGTTAAACTGTATCTGTGTAAAATGCTGCGGACAAACTTTAGGATTTCTCTCTATAGCCCAAAAGTTTTTCTCGTTCGGACACTTTATCTCTATCATCCCATCCGCACCAACCAACCCATCCGGAGAAGATCCAACATACTCATTATGCTCCACAAATCCAACATGAGCAACTTTGTTTCCGGTAACAAACTCGTACTCTCTGCAAGCTATCGGCTCAAGGTCAATCCCTCTTTGCAGATCTTCGGTCCAAAACCTATGCTCAACACACTTACCGGTCAATCTCTCCATAGCTTTTTCAAGTATGTAACTGTGTGAGGTCCAACTGTTACCCAACATACAATGGAAGTTTGAAGCTGTTAATTTCCCGCATCTCAAACCGTACCACTCTTTACTTCTCTGACTACAATAATAAATTTTCATCGCAGATCTCCTTAAACTTTTTGCTCTGCACGACACAACATTAGTAAGAGTGCTAAGTTCCGACCTTTGAAGGTCATACAGAGCTATTTTGAGTAGCTACTCAAAAAAAATTAAACTTTCCAAAAACAACAGCATGTCTTAATCTCTGCTTCTTACTTGCTCCAATCCTTCTGCCTTTCCTTACTCTATAATCCGTAAAGAATAAGTTATGCCTTATCTCATCTGTTTTAACACCTTTCATTTTTCTAAACAATCTCTCAATAAACCCTTGTGCTTGTAATTGTTCCTGAGTATATTTACCCATTTTTAACATCTCCTATATACTTAAAAATAACAGCCGTTTTATCTGATCTTGCAAACTGTCCGCAAGCATACTCGTTAGGACAATGTCTGTCCGGACCATGAAAAAAGCAAAAATCACACATAATCCCTTCAGCTTTCACTACTTCCAAAATAACATTATCACCGGTAGCCAAATTAAAATACTCAAACTTTTTTCCTATCGGTAAAGTTTTACTTGTCATGTTGCACCTTAAAAAATGTATCGTAGTATTCTTGCTCACTCATATTTTCAACATAGTTCCACATAGCCAAAAAGTGCATCTCACTTTTTATCAATTCTTCTGCACGATACTTATTTATCTGCTCTATCTCACTCAATCCTATCGGCTCAGCAGATATCTGTTGCCAAATTGCAGCAACACCAAATATAAAAACTGCTACCAAATATACAGCTATCCAAAAAAATAAATTTTTCAATTTTATTCTCCTTTGAATTTTACATATAAGCAATAATCATTACCGTTATAATACTTTCTCATAACAGCTTCTCTCTTAAATCCTAACAACTCTACCAACCTTTTACCGTTGGCAAAAGTATCAAGCACTTCCACTTCCAACCTTTCCGGAGCATACTCTTGATACAGAATTTTTAAATATCTCACTATCACCAACAAATGCTTTCCGGCATCAGCAGATATAAAACTTTTAAATTGTCCTCTGCCTTGCCAAAAGATCACTGCTTTAAAGATCATAAACACATTATCATTATCATCAACAATACTGTGCATACCTTCAATATCTATATTTACAAACTCATCAACTTGTTCCGGCTGAAGCTTTATTTTTTCTAAATGCTCTTTAGTTGTTTTAACAACATTTAACATTATTTATTCTCCAAAAATCTTTTAATCTCGTGCTTATATCTTTTCTCATTATCTTCTTGCTGCTTTTTAATTTCTCTTGCCTTTTTTAAATTCTCCATTGTTTCATCGTTGGCTTTCTTACAATACGGAATAACAACAAACACATTAAAAAAATTTATCATTTATATCATCCCTCTGATATATCTGTCTGCTTCTGTTTCAAACTCTTTTACCTTTGCATATACAGCATCGGTAACAAACAAAAGTATCTTTGCAGATTTTTTAACATACGGTATCTGTTCCTTATGCACCAATCTCATCATCGTAGCAGTAGATCTTATCCCAAACTCTTTCTTAATATCCTTCATATTCATAAATGTACCGTAGTTTTTTATATTCATTTTTTAGATCCCCAAAATATTTCTTGCTTTAAACAATCTGCTAACTTTGTTGTGTGCCGCATTAGTTTCGGCAACAAGTGCATAATCATAACTTGCTAATGTTGGATATCCTTGTGCAGCAGCTTCCTTTGCAACTTCTTTACACTGTCTTAAATACTCTCTCAAATCTTCAATTGCTCTTTTGATCTCTACTCTTTTAATTTTTTTAATAAAATTTTTTTCTTTCATCGCAGATCTCCTTTTTTTTATTTTTAAAAACAAAAAAAACACTAAGTAACAAATTGCTATATTTTACTTAGTGTGCTATAATTATATTGGGAAACAGCCGGATAAGTTGGCAATATTGCTATTGTTACCTTATCCGACTGAAAAGCTGATGGATCTGCGTACACCAGCTGTTTTTTAAAAATTGTTAAAATAGTTTTAAATGTTTCAATTGTTCCAAAACTTTTTGATAAAATTTTTGTTACTCCGCAGATCATATTATTCCCTTTGTTGACTTAATTTACTTACGGTAATTTACCGTAATTTACCTAAATATACAACATAAATAAAATTTTGTCAAGCACTTTTTTACGGGAGTTTATTTTATGAATAGAAAACAAGAAGATTTATTAAAATCAATAAACAACGGAATACTCAAAGGTAGTCAGAAAAAGTTAGCCAAAATTTTAGGTATATCTCAAGTGGCTGTTAGCAGATGGCTACAAGGTACACAAAATCCTTCACAAGAAAACTACGAAAAAATGTCAAAGATATTTAAAAAATCTACAAAAGAATTAGAAAAAATTTTTGTTTCTAACTCTAATATCGGCAACAATAATGTATTAATCAACGGAGATCTACAAGAAAAAATAAACATTAAAGATGAAAAAATAAATATTTTAGAAGAAAAAATAAAACTCTTAGAAGAAAAAATAAAATTCTTGGAAGGTAAGAAAAAATGAGTGCTATCGGATCTATACTCCGGACAATATTTTTTTCTGCATATATTTTGTCGTGGTTTATAGGATGTGCCTTTGTAACATTTTCTGTTTTTGAAACAATACACCGTAACAACAATAATAAAAAATCTTTGCCTTATCAATTTTGGGAAATAATATTGTATTTATCTTTTCTCGTGTTTTGTTGTTCCGGTATGATAGAAGGTATGTCTATCGGTGATATGGTAAGCAATATTAAAAATTTATGGTAGGTATAAAATGAATAGACACTATATACAAAAAATAGGTAAAACATATTATGACTGTTGGTACGAAAGAATCACTCCGTACAAAACACCTAAAAAATATATCTTACACAAAAAAGCTTTAAAAGGCGCTTCAAAAGATCTTGCATTACAGATCATAAACAAACTCAACGAAGATAATCTCCGTCAAGAGTACGGCCTTGCACCTTCACAAAAACTATTCTCACAATTTTTGGAAGATCATAAACAATACAAAATATCAACTAAATCACCATCAACACAAGCAAGAGATCTGCAAGTGATTCAAAACTTTTTAAATCTCACAAAAATAACTTATGTATCCGAATTTAATGTTAAAACTATAGACAAATATATCGCACTCAGAAGGCAACAATTACCCGGTATAAAAAATTCTTCACTTAACAGAGAATTAAATTGTTTATGCAGCTGCGGCAGAAGTATGGTAAAATACAAATATACTACGGTAAATCCGTTACAATATTTGGAACGACCAAAAAACGAAGATGTTATCCCGGTATTTTTCACTAATGAAGATTTACAGAAAATGTTTACAAACTTAAAAGGTGATTGGCTCACAATGACAATGTTAGGATATTTTTTAGGTATCAGAATAAATGAAGTTGTACCGGCAACAATAGATCATGTCTTATTTGACACAAACAATTTTGTACTTGTCGCACCAAAAACAAAAAAAATGAGAGTGATCCCTATGCACACCCACCTAATAAAGTATCTAAAAAATCTTAAAAATAAAGGTTTTTTTGATAAAGATAAAAGATTAGTACATTTACACTATCAAACAATATCTGCTTTAGGTAAAGCATACAAAAAACACATTGAAGAATTAGGTATCACAAATAAAACTTTTAACGCTTTCCGGCACACTTTCGGTACAAAACTCAGAACAAAAGAAATTAACCAACAAAACATTAAAGATTTCTTAGGGCATGCATCAATCCAAACAACCGAAAATTACACACATTTAGCCGGAAACGAACAACTCAGAGCAGCAGTAAACAAGCTTGAAGTTTTTGGAAGGTAAGTAAAAGGTAAGTAAAATTACATATTATTGTCGTCAATAATCTTTGGCATTGAGAGGGCGATGTCCTAAACCGCTAGACGATGGCAGCAATCCTATTCCTAAATACTCTCGTCTGAGAATAATTTTTATTATTTTTATTATTGTTTCAATTATATCATTTATGTTATATTATTTCAAATGGTAAGTAAAAAGTAAGTAAAAAATTTACTTGTTTAAACCTATCCGGATCAATAGTTTTTAATAACTATATTACAAACATCATACTGTTTTATTTTATTGATTATTATTTCGGTATGATACAAACTGTTTATCACCTTACCAACAACCTTATTTTCTCCCGGCAATAAGCACCCTTCAGAGTGATCCGCATTATTTCCGCTGTGTATTCTTACACCGGTAAAAAAAGGTACATCAACTAATAAAGGTAAATCTCTTTTAAATCGTGGGCTGTAAGTCATTTCTATATTATAGTTGCCTTCCGGTATGCAAGTTCTTCCGGCAACCTTACATTTACTTAAATCGTTTCCTCTAAACTTATCTTCAATGATATTACACAAATATTGATTTTCTATTAATCGTGAGTTTTTACCGTTCACATCCACACCGGTACAATACAAGTTACCTATACTATACTGTTCTTTAAGATATAATCTTATAAGATAAAAAGTAAGCAGCTTCACACTTTCTCCAAAGGACACTTATCAAGTTTTGTTTTTCCGGATCTAATCTCAAACGGCTCTAACCAATCTCTTAAAAAAGGACACATAGTATTACCATATCCTTTCACACTTAAATCGCACTCTTTACAACTGTTTGGTATTTCCGTCATATTAGTTTTTACTATTATCATTATCTTCCTTTTCTATCCAAGAACACAAACCCCTTATGATAACGAAGGTTATAAGCTCATTGTAATAGCAACAATATTCTTCGTTTCCGTCTGTGTAATAGTATTGGCAATCTATACACTTAATCATTTATTTCAATTTTCCCTATTTTCTTGAAATAACCTTTTTTCCCACAAGGTGTCAAGTTTTACTTTACAACTGCCGAGTATTACTCGGTAACTCATTTTGCTACAACTACACCTATTAAAAGACTTGCCAAAAACCCTGCTACTATTCCATACTTATAAATCAATTCTCTGCTTTCGTATTTCTTCAAGCAACTCTTGTAGGTTTCCAACTGCTCTTGTGCTAATGTATATTTCTTGTCGTATATCTTCTGTAATTCCTGATATTGTTCCTGTTGTAACTGCAATTTGCTCGTCAAGTTTATGTTGCTCTTGTTGATATTCATTATCTCTGTCGTCAACTGCTCCATTTGTTCTTCCGTTATATAGTATCCCTGCGAAAAAACAACCGACACACAAAAGAATAAGAAAAATAAAACTGATAATAACTTTAGAAAATTCACTCACTTATACTCCTTAATTTGTCGTTGATATCCGTTACAACAATCTTCATTTTTAACATATTCCTTCTTATGTCTGCACCATAGTTTTTCGTCTTTAACATTAGATAATTCACAACTTAAACAATTTCTCATTTATGCTCCTGACAAGATTTTTGATAAAAACCAACTTCTTTATTATATTTTTCGCACCAACAGATATAACCTGTTCCATCATATTTTATTCTTGCATACATACAATTTATACAATAGTTCATTTCTTACCTTTGACTGTCTTTATTACTTTATCTGCATTTACATCTATCTTTACATCTGTTTCTTTTGTTTCAGTCCTTTGAAATCTAAATGCCGAATTGTTGTCAAAGCAACTAAAACCAACTGCACTTGCACTAAAAGTTAAAAATGCTATTACATACTGAATATCGGCTTTTAAGAAGCCTAAAATTGTTGCCACAATGAAAGATATTACACCAAGAACTATCTTTGAATTTATGTGTCCTGATGTGTCGGAAATCATATCTATAATATAGTTTTTAATTCTTTTCATTTTTCCCCAAATTCTTCGTTATTTTGTTTTGAAGGTCTTTTATATATGGTCTTATTAAACCCCCAAAAAAGTAAAAGCAAATGCTTACAAATGCTATTCCTATACTTGTTTCTTTGGTTATCATACCGACAACAAGACAAATCAAATAGCCTAATAAAACCACTAATACTATTTCCACTAATTTGATTATCCAACTTAAAAACAAACTTTTAAACATTTTTCTCTCCTTACTTTTAGCAGAGCCGATAGGAAGCTCTGCTATAATTTTTTAGTCTTTTATCCGTTGTTTGAGTATCATTTTCTACAATTAATAGGAGTTTCAAAAATAAAAAAGTTTCTCAAACTATGTCCGAAATTAAAAAAGAACAATACTACTATATATCAACCCTATCACTTGATATCTATTGCCGACACTTTTCAAGCCTTATGCTATACCTGTGTCGGAAGGACAGAACACATTGTTCTGTGGGAGTATTCTTGCGAATACGATTAAAAGAACTACTTAACATCTTTAAGTATTTGCTTTACATCTGCTCTTGTTTCGTAAATAGCTTGTAGCATAAGGTCTTGTTTTGTCTTAAACTCAATATCATTATGCTCTAATACAGTTATTCTCTCATCGTGATTATCAACTCTTTTTGGAAGTCCACTCATCGTAAAAAACCAAAAAGTTATCATCCCGATTAAAGAAAAAAATGCAATTATATTTTGTGGTGTTAAAAGACTAACTATTGTTCGTTTCATCTTCAACCTTCTCCAATCCAAAATATTCTATTGCTTGTTCTTCTGTTTCAAATTCCAACCAACCTTTATTTATTACTACTCTTTTTGCTGTTACAGGAATTTGTATTTCGTTTCCTTCTTCATCTGTAGTTGTTGTATATTCTCCTGTTTCGTAAGTTTCTAAGCTCTCTGTCCTATGGCAATTTTGCAAATCGTATCTCTTACCGTCTTTAGAATATTTTCCATTTTCGTTTTCTTCTATTCTATAAAATATAGGTTGTGTTTCTATTTTTTCTTCCATAATATCTCCTTATGATAATGTCAACTGCCAATTTTTATTTAAGGCAATATTTTTATCTTCTTCAGTTAAATCAGGTGTTCCTGTCGCACCTACACATTTTAATGTTGGACTTGTTGCTGTCGTTTCTGTTCCTGAAGGTAAGCGGAATTGGTATTTTGTTCCGTCTAATTTCATATAGCAATTTGGTATATCTATGCTACCTAACCAATAATAATTTGATGGTTGCGCTCTACCAACATAGGTTTTACGATTTATTGGAGCTAAATTTGATGATAATGTTTTTTCAATATCACAACTATATGTTATATCATCAGTAGATATACCAACTTTTAATAATTTATTTGATTTGGTAAATATCATCTTCAGATAATATGTTGTATTAGGATTTACATAACCACCAATATATTGTTGAGAAGAATCATTTGCTTCTCTTAGAACAACACCATATCTGTTACCATTGATAAAAATACCACAATTTCTATATGCAGTAGTATATGCTTGATAAGAGAATATATATTGACCTGTAGTAATATCACTTCCTGTTGCAAATTTAAACTTATATTCAACATCTGTTTCTTCAGATATTGATATATCAGAACTTAGATAATCACTATCACTAAACCCACTAACCACTCCACTAGAAATAGTCGGTGAACCTTCTTTAGTAAGTGGCATAAAAGCAGGTAAAGAATTAAATAACTCTACCAATGCATCTCTATCTAAACCAGTATAACTTACATCTATTTGTGGACTTGCTCCTGAAAATGGTGCTTCGTTTGACACTTTCAAACCACGAAGTCCTCGCATTGGGTAGGCGGAAGTGCCAAAAGGTTTACATCTTGTCATATTAACTATATCACCAAAATCTAATTTTGTAGGATATAAACTATTGCCTTCAGGTATAATGATGTCTGTAGAAGTTGGTTTATATATTTGTGGTAGCATTTTTAATTCATGTATAGCAGATATAGTGGCTCCTTGTATTCTTAATTTTTTATTTAAACATATTTGTTCTAATCTAGAAGTTGAAACTAAAAAATAATCGGTAACACCACTAATATCATTATTAACTTTTATTATTAATCTTTTTAATTGCGACAATCCAGATTGCCCGCCAGAATTATAAACATATAATGAATCCGTTTCTATTTTAGGAATATACTTTATTGAAACTGATGCACGAAATGCACTACCAATATTTGATGTATTTAAAATATCATTTTGAGCTGTTATTGCTTGAACAATAGCACTTCTATAATTATTTCCAGAGTTAAATAATTCTGACAAATTTATGGTATTATTCAATTCATAATGTACCCATAATATACCTAAATATTCAGTACTTGCAGTTTCATTTGTGTTTTTTCTAAATTTAAAAGCAGATATCGTAGCACCACTTGTATTCGGCTTTATCACTACCTTATGCAACACCAATGCTTCAGGTGTCGTTGCAGTTCCGTAATTCGTTGCTATCGTGCTAAAATCAATATCATATTGAGTATTTGAAGTTACACCACTACCAACTAAAACATCATCAATATAAACATCGTAAGTTCCTGAAGAAGTATCTACTAATAAACCTAACAAAGAATACTTGCTAAAATCTGCACTATGCCCTACCAAAAGCACTATGCTATTATTCTCTGCATTTTTACGGATATCTATTTGTTTGTTGTTGTTATCTAACCAATCAGTCGGTGGATAAAACTTATCTACTTGAATACCTGCTTCTTGTCTTAACATAGTATCCCCCTTATTCTTTAGGTAACCAACTAAACATTTGATTTCCTACCCAAGTTTTTCCACCGTCTATCGTTTGGAAGGAGAACATATACATTACCATAGCAGTCATTGTCGGCGAAGTATTACCCCACTCAATTTTGCTATCCCAAGTTAATTCGTATGTTCCACCTGTCATATCAACAAAAAGATAAAAATAACTTAACTTTCCGTCAACAATATCACTTGAATTAGTTATTGTTACTGCTCCGTCTTGTGAAGGTGCTACCTTATAATTTCTGTTCTTGTCTAATGCTATATCTATACTTGCACCACTTTGTGTTATCTCTTTAATATTTTCTGCTACTAACCCACTTCCACCACCAACTTTAACCAATGTTTCATTTTTGTAAAAATATAACAAACCGTTTGTCGTGTCTAAATACTGTGTATTATTCTTTAAAGTTTCTCCACTATTCCAAGTAACATCGGTATTCGGCACAAGTAATTCTCCGGAACTATCTAATAAATAAATTTCCATATCGGTAGCATATTCCACTCCTGTTCCAATATACCCAAAACCATATCCTATTGCTGTTCCTGTCGTTAGATTTTCTGTTTCAAAACTCTTTTCTTCTAGTATTTCTCCGTCTTTTACTAACTGTGCAATACAATTTATTCCGTCTTTTGTAATATTAAGAACATAATCACTATTTGCTACTATTTCAGTATCTAATATTTTTGTTTCAGATATTTTAGTATAGGCGCCTGTCCCGTATGAGAAGATAGTTTGATAAATTTTATTATCACTCCCAATTCCGAAACCAATATAATAGTTGGAATAATTGCCTTCGCTTTTTGTTCCTAATAAATAAAATATCGGCATAGCCGATAAAGCAGTTACTTTAAACTTTACGGTATATTTCTGAACACCACTTTCTTCCACCCACAAACCACTTAAACTGCTTCTACTAGCATATTTGCCACCCTGACCTGAAGCAAAATTACTCGCAACGCCTGTTGAATAGTTAATATCGCAATTTATTGTTGTGTTTGTGTTATCCATATATCCGTCAGGAACTGCCGTATATATTTTTTTCTCGTCAGTATCTAAAAATTTTTCTCCAAGTGTAGTTGGTGCTAAAGGTAACTCTGCTCCACTCCCATTAACAACGATAATCGGAAAAGAGCCACCGTTACCACCCGCAGCAAAATTCAAACCACTACCTTTTTCCATACCCATAATCAATACCCCCCTTAATAACCTAACTGTACAGTTATAGCTGTTGCATCTGTTACATCGTTCAAGTTAGCCTTAATGATAGCCGGAGCATTATGTAACACCTTAACACCATCTTCGCTAAACTCCAACGAAGAATCTTCTACCCATGTTACACCATTATCTACCGACACTTCAAACTTTAATGTACCGTTCCCGGTTATACCGCTAACAACAATAACATTATTTCTTCCGTCACACCTTGTTGCCTGCTCAACCGCAACACTGTCTTTAACTAAATCTACAAACTTCATAGCCGTAGTACTCATTTATACTACCTCCCTATATAAATTATTTTAATCAAATATTTTGTTAGCCCTACTTTCCGTAGCACCATACAACTTAACAGCAAACTTACCATACTCACCGTCTAATAAATCTTTTGTGCTACCTACAAACTCGTTATACAAAGTCTTTACCGGCACACCGAACATCAAACTCGCAGCATCATCTATAATTGTTAACCAATCTTTTGTTTCAATTTCTTGTTTTTTCAGTGTATCAATAATACCCATAATCTCAGCTAATAATGGTATTTCTTTTTGAGGCATACGAGTATCAAGAATTACCCTTTGTACAGCATAATTATATCCTTGTCCTATTATTGGTATAGATAACATATTGCTGCACTGCATTAAACTCATAACAATATCGTCTTTCAAATCATCCCAATCACCACTAACCAACCCGGAAAGAATTGCAAGCGAAGTAAGAGAAGTGTACATCAAAGGATTTAATACACCGTACAATGTTAGATTTTTTGCTAACTGTTTTTTATCTATATCACCATGTATATACATGTAGATAGTGTCACCTGTTTTTCTGCTGTACTGATTTGCTGTATTAGCAAAAGCAAACAAAGCTCTTAACAACCAATTATTCATACCTCTGTATTGCCAATTACTTAAAGTAGAAGGCATACTTGCTTGTTGGCTTCTTATCGTGGCTTTTTCAAAATTCTCTATTGCCGTTTTCAAAGGTACACCTTTGCTTATCTGATCCATCACATACGGATACCCGCCAAATATAATAGCACCTATATCACCAACTCTTGTCATCCAACTTAACATACCTTTAAAAGTTTTAACTTTAGCAATCGTTACACTGCCGCCTTCCATAGCTTTTAACAAAGCTTCTGTTTGACCGCCTTTTGCAAATCTTTGTTTACAATACCTGCTATTCTTCATCATAAAATCTATTGTTTTCTTAGGATGAAATAATCCTTTTAAAAATCCTTCAAACCATTGTACCGTACTCATATCTTCCGCATAATTTATACAAGACACCCACTGTTTAATCATGATACTTGGCTTAACAGCGATTTTTGTTAACACATAATTATTTGTTAAATAATCTCCTATACTGCTTGCCGCATCAATTGTTTTTGTAATATTTTGAAATTTCTCGTTATCCAATAACTGTACAATATATTTATAAACTGTTTCACCGTAAGCATTTGTTATATGTCTTTTCACGATAGTAGCTTTATATACTTTATTTAAATCGGCAAGTTTTTCTTGAAAATTTACAAAATGAATAACTTTTGCAATATGATTTAAAGCTATTTGAAACGGATTACCGAAATTCATTAACGGTAAATTACTCTGTACTCTTGCCTTAATAAATCCGGGCGATGATGCTTGTCCTATATTGTCTTTAAGTAAATCCATATTACCTTGTATCCTCTCCGGAGTAAAAGGAAAATAATTCTCCGCTTGCGGCATATCTAAACCATACATCCTTAAATAAACTTTATTTATTTCCGGATACAAATCTGCAATAGTTTTTTGTAAAGCATCACAACACTTTTTATCTTGTATTGTAAGCTTATTCATCATGTCCGCAATTTGTTCGTTGCCGTAAGCTCTAACAATTCTCTCTCTACCGACAGTGTTTTTCATATCAATATAACAATGCATAAGCTGCAACTTATTCAGCTTAACTGCATTTCTTGTATTACTTGCCGGATCAAGTTCTTCATAAGTATATTCTTCGTTTAAAGATTTATATACTGTCATATCTAAATCAGTAGTATTTTTAAAACCCCATGCAGCAGCACATTTTGTTTTTAGATCATCACCCAACTCACCTTCTTCAGTAAAATTAATTATATCGTTCTTCTCCATACTATCTTTATCGGCTTGCTTCTTTCCGGCAATAGCATTTATTGTACTCCACCAATTACCTAACCCTAAAACATACCATTTCTTCGCAAAAGCTGCACCTTTATTTTTACTTTTATTTTCTTCAATATTAACTACTAAATCATTTATATCTTTCTGTATTTGCTCTTTTTTTAATGTGTTTTCTATATCTTTGGCATTTCTACCGAACACATTAATTTCTTGTAAATTATCGTAAAGCTGCTTATAAAACTCGGTCGTATTCTGATTAATTTTATTTGCCTTATAAGATAAAAACATATTTTTCATTTTCTCAAAATTGTTTAACCCTACACCTTCATCATCAATAATACTTGTCGCTCTCTTATAAAGTTCTTCTTGAGCTTGCTCAATAGTCATCTTGTTATAATTTTCAAGATCCGTAAAAAATCTCTGTGTTTCAATATCAAACTTAGAAAACTTCTGCTGATTTTGTTTTCTCGGAAGTGCCTGCTTTAACAATCTATTAATTAACTTTCTCATATACTTCTTATAATTATTCTTTTCTTCTTCCGTAGCATTTTTTCCGGGCGGTATCGTTTTATCTTTTCTTACTATCGGTTTTCTCGGATTTCTTAATTGTTCTTTTACCAACTTAATTTCATCTTGCAAATCTTCAATAACATTTAATACACTCTCTTTAATTTCTTCCACCGTAGAAGAAAAATTTAAATCTACAATCATCTGTTTTTGTGCGGCTCTGTCAATAAATCTTTTCTTATGCAAGCGATTAATTATATCTTCCACAATTTTTTTAGCTTCTTTAACATCCGCACTCATTAACCTCTTATACTCATCTTGCACCTTATCAACATCGCTCTGCTCCACATTTCTGTACCCTTCTTGTTGAAGCTCTAATATTTTTTCTAATGTACTGTCTATCTGACTAAACTCTATAACCTTTTCCAACACCCTAAGATTTCTTGCAAAATCAATATCTCCGGCAACTCTCCACTGATCCACCAACCTATATACCGGCTCACCATCCAAAGCTTTTTTTGCAAGGTCCATAGCAGCTTCAGCTGTAACATCTTCTTTAACATACCCGCCGTCTTTCAAAATTGCAAGTACCGTATCTGCTCCGGCTTTATTTAATTCGTTAAAGTCGTAAATATTTTTATCATTTAATAATTGTTTAAGATTTTTAGAAGGTTTGTTAGGCTTTCTTGTATATGCCATATTTAAAAGATTGTACACATCATCAATAGTTATACCGTCAACTTCACTTGCTCTACCTTCTTGAATATTTTTGATAACTTCTTTAATAGCTTTTTCTTTACCGGCATAAATGTTACTGTCCGGAACATCGTAAGATCTGCTTAAAATATTATCAAACAACTCTCTAACATCATCACTCAATTTTGGAAGATCATCTTTAATTCTGTCATATATTTCACTTAACCATGTTTTAAATCTTGCAAACACTGTTTTAAGTTTAGCGGTAGGAGCTTTCCCTTCTTTCAAATATATTTCAAAATTCTGTGCAAATTTTTCTTGCTGTTCAACAGAATATCTGCCGTTATTATCCGGAACACCTAACCAATTATCAAGCTGTTTTTTGAGATCTAAAACTTTCTGTGTAGCATTTTTAGCTTTTGCAAAATAATTTATCTCACTTAACCATGCATGAGCCATCTCGTGCATCAAAGTACTTTTATCTGCATTAGCAAAAAGGTTAATAAAATACTGTCTATCAAGAACAGTTGTTGCACCACGAGGATTATCATCACCTTGTTTGTAATAATAATTCTTGTATTTTTCTTTTAAATCTGCTATACTATCTTTGGCGGAAAGTGTGTTCTTAATGGAGATGGCGAGTTGTTTATTATTAACAACACCTACTCCCGACAACTTCTCCGCCTTTTCTTTGTCTACAGCTTTTAATCCAATTATATGTTTATCTATATCTTTACTATACATGTTGTAAGTAGATACCATAATAGATCCATCTTTTGTAGGTCTTAGAAAATAACTAACAATACTTTCGTTACCGGCTTCATCTTTTGCAACAATATCGGTTAAAACAATAATAGTATATGGCTCTTTTTTATTTTGACTTTCTATAATAGCCATTGGACTATCAATATTTTTCATTGTATCGTCAATATGTTTCCATGCTTCCGGATGTTTATCTCTAATATCTTCTACTTTCTTTGTTCCGGCTTTTAATATGCCTTGCAATCCAAACTCATTGTAATATGGCAACATCATACCTATTGTTAAATTTTTACTTGCAAAATTGTTTTGTCTAAATTTTGTAAGTTGATCTTTGAAGATTTTGTTTGCCGTTTGTCTTGCTTTTTCAAACTGTTCCGGGCTTAACCTTGCTCTATCCGCTTGATAAAAAATATCCAACATTGGCTGTCGCATATCAGCTTGCAATTGTAATTGTGATTGTTGTTGTGGACTTTGTTTTGGACTGTTCTTTGCAATATATACTCTTAACTTCTCTTGAAGCTGCATAAACGCATCTTGAAGTTTTATAAACCTTGATAACAGTTTTTTATAATACTCAGCTTCTTTTGTCTTGCCTAAATTTTCATAAGATTTTATCACATCTTCTATATCTTCAACAGAATAAAAATTTTTATCTGTTTCTGTCATTAACAGATCATCATCTGCTTTTTTTCTTCCTTTTACAAAAACACCACTTTCATCAAAGTTTTTAATACCGTTAGCTTTTACAAACTTAACTGTTGCCGGACTAAAATTTTCAAGATAATCCATATTAGAATTATCTTTGTTAGCTAACAAAGTAAAAACAATGTTATCATTAATTTCTTTAAGTTGTTCTATAGATAGATTTTTTACTTGTAGGTCGGTTTTGGCGGAGTCAGAATATAAGTTCCCTTCGGCACTTTTTTCTGTCCGTAGTACACCACTTCTTGAGGTATCTGATAAACTGTTTTCTTTTTCTTCATTAATATTATTATAATCTTTTCTTTCAGATATTTCAACAACATCTTTTTTTAATCTATCCAACAAACCTTGTACAGCATCATAATCTCTTTCATTTGCAGAATATTCTAATTCTGCCATATACTCATTTGCTAAAACCGATACATATTTATCTATACCGTTATCTTCTCCTTCATCGTAAGCATCCAATTCTTCATAAGTTCCAAACATCTTTTGCAACTTATCTTGTATATCTTCTCTTGTTCTTACTTCAATCAAATCTTTTGCGGTAGTGTTTAAAATGGTATTAAATTTTTGTTTCGTTTTTTGTTCAGTTGTATTTTCTTGTATTCCTTTTTGCAAATAAATATTTGCTTTTCTCGGATCAAACCTTCCGGTATTATTTATACTCTTTACTTGTTTATTATCAAAAGCTACCCAAAATTTATTTCCTTTGTGATATATACCATCATAACCTTCTTGTCTTATCTTTTTATTTTCTTTATTATTTAGCGGATAATCTGTATTGTATGGATTTCTGATATTCAAAAATACCGGCATAACCTGTGCATTAATTGTCACACTTTTTGCAAAAGCTTCATCTTCTGTAAAATATATACCACTACCCAAACCGCCATCAACACTTTCTCTAAACTTACTAAATTTAGCATTTGTTCCATGATACACAACCAACGGCTCACCGTTTTCATCCACAACCTTACTTGCATTTTGCGGATCATTTAACCAATCACCAAACCAACTCTTAAAAGCTTTTGTTCTAACAGTAAGCCAAAGTTGTTCCGGTAAATTACTGTCCTTACCGTTAGGAGCTTTCATAAATGTACCGTCTGCAATAGCTTTCTGTTTTATATCTTCTTTCTCTTTAGCTAATACTCTATTAAACACTTCCGGCTGATTCAATGTTACAGCCCTCTTATCAACTTCTGCTAAATACTCAAACAAATCTTTGCCTAACAAATCTTCTGCTTCATCCCATGTCATAGCTGTATCTGTATCAGTAAAAAAATAACTTTTTATTCTTGGTGATAAATCTTTAAACTCTGCCCACCTTTCTTTACCGTACCCATCCGCAGTAGGTTTTCTTATCGCACCTATACCCATCTCACCTAAAATTCTTGCTTCTTTTTTTAATGTTGTTTTATTTTCTTTTTCAACTTGATCCATATAATCTTGCTCGGCATCCATAGCCGCTTCATATTCTGCTCTTGCTTCCGGATCAAAATCTACCGGATCAAAACTTACATCAACTAACGGATTATCTTCGTCAATATTTCTTTCGTCTGTTTCAATATTCCCGCTTGTAACATCAACTTTAAACCTTTTATAATATTCGGAAGGTCTTATATTGTCTTGTTCAAATCCTATTCTTGCCAAACCGTCTGCCAAATTAGCTTGTGCTTCAGCTTGTTTATAAGCTTCTTCTTGTGTAAATCTGCCGCTGTTAATTAAAGCATTGGCAACACTATCGACAAACTTTTTCTTTTCTTCTATAAACTCAAGTTCCACACCCCTTTTCTGCTGCGGATCTAAAGCTTTCTTAATAGCTTCTCCGGTTTCTTTATAAGTTTCTCTCGGATCAGCATTTTTATAAGTTACCGGGCTTTGCTCATCTTTAAGCATACTGTTTATCTCATCGGCAACTTGCGGACTTACGGAAAAATCTAACATATTATTTACCATCTGTTTGGCATACTCGCTTTTAACACCTTTGTTTATAAGCTCTTTTGTTGCACTGTCACTAATCATTTTTTGCACAAATCTTGTATTACTTATAGTAGCACTGCCGCCACCAATCAAAGCACCAATCAATCCGGCATACCCAACATTAGCAAGTATCTCACTTACATTTTCAGTTCTCATCCCGGAAGTAGTTGCTAATATTTCTTCCGCACCTTGTTGCGAAGCTTCTTGA